TAGAGTCGTGCCAGCTCTGTGTCGTTTCGAATCGCCAAAGCTGCTACTACATCAGGATCTGTGTTTGCTCGGATATGGTTAGCTAGAGTGGTGTACTGTGCGTCTGTGAGTGACATCTATTCGACCTTTATATTAATGTTAATGATAACTGCTTTAACTGCTCCAGGCGGCTTACCTTCAGGATCTACTGTTACTATGTGTGGGTCCGACCAACCGTACATATTCTCAGCCTTGAGGCAATAATCCGTAACACGATCAAGTGGGCCTCGATACATCCTCTCTGGTCCAGAATAAACAACATCACCCTCACAGTTGTCTCGCCTAACCTCGAATGACCTAGCACCTTCACCACCTTTCCAAGTCATGACCATTACGGTTTGGGCGAGGCTTACTTGAGATAAAAACAACGCCCCTAAAATTAGTAACCTCATACAGAGCCTCTACGCAAGTGTAAATATACCGCTAGCATTCCATGTTATCGTCAAGGCACCCGCTGACATATCTACTGGACCACCTAGCTCTACATAGCACAGTGCTGCGTCTGTAGTGCCATTGTGGAGGCCTGTCTGATACACAAGTCCCCAGTAAGCGTCAGTATCGTTCAACCCATTCTGAGGCCACTGAGGGTTAGTGGAGCTATCGAAAGTTACTGTGCCCGAAGATTCAGTCCAAGTTACTGTAAGTGTTTCTCCACCCGCTGTATAGCTTCCAGCGGAGCCAACCTCAGTGAAATCCGACAGAGTAGGGGTCGCTGTAGCAGCAGTTGGGGCTGTAGTATTGTCAAGAATCGCACACTTGAACGTATTCGTATCCAAATCAAACGTGCCATCTGCCAACCACTCTTTTGCTGTGTTAAAAACAACAACGTCACCTGTAGCCATAATATTACCTCATAAAGAATCCCAGTCAGGAGCTAAAGTGTTGTCGACCTCAACAATCTCTTGCTCAGGCCTCGTGTGTAAGTATTTCCTCGGCTCCTGTGGAGCTTTGAAGTGATCCATAGGGTGTCGCTGCTCGGCGAATGGCTCATACACCAACATGCCGTTCCACTCTAAAACACATTGTGACCGCTTGACCTTGAAGTCAGAACGGTCACAAATAACATTGTAGTCGCCGGTAGACATGACTACCCCGTATAAATTATGGCTGATGCACCTGTACCACCAATGTCCAGGTAAATACCATTCTTGGCTCGCACAGGGCGTTCGAACCACACGAGCTTACTCATTTCCGCCCCGTCACAACCACCTTCGAATAACTTCGTACCCGAGGCGGCTGATGCGTTGTCATAAAGAATGACTGTCGCATCGTTAGTGTTGTCCGTAATAATATTCACACCACACAGCAACGAGCCCTGCGCTACGATTACACCATCAGACGTTTTCTCGCCTGACGAATTACTTGTAGAAGCACTCATCTACCGCTCCTTAGCTGCCATGATGTAATCGACAGACATCACTTTTGCGGCTGCGGCGCCGTTCTGAATACCGAAGCTTATTGTAAGTTCTTCGTCATCAGGAAGGTTAGTAACTGCAAGCGTAGCGACGCGATTGTCATCGACAAAGAAATCTACACTGTCGATCCCATCGTAGAAGAAACCACAAATCATGTAAGTGTCATCAACCACGGTGTGAACATCTAAAGATGATGTGGCTGTGTTGTCCTTCTCTACGTACACATCGAGGTTGTCGTCCCCGTCGTCCTTCTGGAAGAAAACACCATCTGTAACATCCAGCGGGGTGGTATCAGTGATCTGAAGCCCCATAACGAAATCAGATTGTGTGGCGTCCGATACTTTAAACCGAGACTTAAAGAATAATTTCTTTCCTGCTTCAAATTTGAAAGTTTCGCTACTCCACTGTAGGAAATCAGCGTCGTTATCTGCATTATCGTTAGTGATTACCAACACACCACCATCTGCGTCGCCTACTGCTTCAGTAGCAGAGCCTGCACCTGCTTCAGTCGTAGTGATGGTCCAATCACCTGCAGTGAATTTGTCAAAATCATCAAACCAAACATGGTAGGAAGAGGGGTCGATAACACCCATCTGCCCTGTGGTGCTGGTCTTAGTGGAAGTGGTTAGACCACCAGTGAATCGTGAAGTGCTCATAATAATCCTCTTTACGTTCTTTAAGAACGTGCCACCGCAGGCTTAGGAGGTCGGAAAACCCCTGCAGTGACACGTAAAGAGTTGCGATGTTACGCTGGTGCAGATCCGTAAATACAACGTGGGTCTACCCAGTCAAACGCATACCGCTCATAGGCTTTGAACTTCATGTTATCAGAGTTAAAGTCCGTGTCGTTGCTGAACTCTAGCCCTGTGCGTTTCTGCATTATAAGACCATCTTCACCACGAATGTCAGTCAAAATCCAAAAGTTGTTCGCGTCAGTCAAGAAGTGATTGACCGTGTAACCTTCACGAAGCACACCTTTAGTCTTCAACGCATTTATGGCGTTGTTGGCTGTGTCGTTCTGAAGCGTAGACTTCAAAATACGCTCTGCTTCAAACATCAGTTGGCGAGGGATAACCAACTTACGAGGCATAACCGCAATCTTCAAACCACGCTCGTCTTCAAGATCCGCAATGTCGATACACATTTGTTCCAACGTTGCTTCACTCAAATCCGCTGCAGTAGTCAGCTCGTTCTGGTACGTCAAACCGTTCTTAGTGACGTGCTGGTCAGAGCATAACTCTTTCCCATCAGCACCAGTGTACTGGTTGTTAAAAGCACGATTGAGAATGTTAGCCGCAACAATCTCTTTCGTTTGCTTCATAGAACGCGCCAACGCTTTAGAACGTGCTGCACCCAAAGCTGCATACTGGTTGTCATCACGCGCTTCACGAGTGATAACGTAACCAAGTGCGTACACAACGTTAGTGGTGCGCTGAACAAAACCTTGCTGCATAGTGTCATAAGACACCGAGCTGCCTTCAGGCTTAACTTTCGCAAGCCCTAAGCCGCTGAAACCAAGGCGTTCTTCATACGCTTTGTTCGAGTTGACCGAATCAAAGATCTCCATACATTCGAGTGGGTACTCGTTGTAGGTATCGTTGAAAATACTATTAAGTCCGGGCCATAGCCCTTTGGCAAAATCGCCGCTAGTAATCGCCATCTAATTATACCCCCGCAGTTTTGCCGTATAGATGCTCATTAATACGAACGATCCAACGTGCGTTCGTCCCTATCTCATTATCTGCGGCTGGGTCCAGGCGCAAAATACGAAGTTGTGCTGTGGATGTAGTAGCAGTGCTGGAATCCAACTCCATGTTACTCATACCTGTAGCAGTGGTTACCGCAGTAGCTAAAATATCCGCGTTACCACCCACATCAGTTGCGGCCAAATCCCCGCCAGCACCATCTTCTTGGATCGAAAACAACTGGTCAGGGTCGTCCGCTACAAACGCATATCGCGCTGTGGAAGCCGTCCTATGTGTGTCACTCAGGTACGCCGAGTCAGGTTTGAACCCAACTACAACACCTACGATGTTAGTGGAGCCTGCAGAACTTCGTGTAATTGTTGGAACACCATCTGTATCTGCACTGCCTGCACCATCTACAAAGTCACCGACAGCAACGTCATTAGACTCGGTAGCAGGTAGGAAGTACATGTTCACACTCCCAACGTAATGCCCACCATGAGCGTCGCATGGCACCGCACCATTAGGCATATCTTTATTCGCCATGATTTTTACCTATCAACAGTAATATTAACCGACTGCTGACCCGAACCTTGCCCACGATCAATACTGACGCTGCCATACATTTTGCCCTGCATATCCTGTTCTTCAGGCAGAATAGCGTGCTCTGTCTGGTCAACTTGGGCTTGCTTTTCGGCCTGATCCTCGTTATAAAGTTCTACAGGAATCTCCATAAGAACCCCTTGAACGCCTCCACCGACTTGGCGGGTAGAGGTTGTTCCTGTACCGGAACTAAGGCCTGTTGCATGGTCGCCCACTTCAGTACCGTCAGTAACAACGGTATAGCCAGCATCCAAAAATGCTTGCACTCGTCCAGGAATATCATTGACTATTCGTCGAACAAACCCCGGTCGGGCTTCTGACTTGATCGTATTCCGTTTATGTAGCGGTATACGCTGCTTTCTAGGGGGCTCACCAAGGCGCTTTCGCTTGGGAGCTTTTTTGACAGTTGTTTTTTTCTCTGGCTCTTTGTTACTCTGTATACCAGGGTCGTCCAGGCCTGTCAAGTCTAAATCTTCAAAATCACTCACTAGTTTTGCTCCTTATTGTACGCTTTTATGTAATCTGCAATTGACATCACTCCAGATGCGGCGAACTCTTTAGCAATCCCTTGTACAACTTCTGGTAGATCACTCAACGACTTCGCCTTGTTTTTAGGTCGAGAATTACCGGCTGTTTCGACCGGGGCAGGTCGTCTTGGTTGCTGTGTTTGTGTCATAAACAACTCGGGAAACCGCTTTTTGACCTCTGTTTCGACCATGCTCAACGAATCGGCCACGGGTACACCTGCTTGAGCATTAGACCTATCAAGCGCTTCAGCAAACGCCATCGCTTGAGGGTTATGAGGGCCATACCATGAATTTTTGGTGATCCACTCTTTTACTGCAGGGTCAGGGCCTTGTTGTTTGGGTTTAGGTGCTGCTTGAGCCTTTTCTTTTTCAATCGCATCATCAAGTTGCTCAACCTTAACCACGTCACCATCAGCGACAGCCTCACGGCGTGCCTCCTTGAGCTCTTTGATCGTTTTCTCGCGCTCCGCTCTCCTAATAGCTTCTTGACCAGCAATAAGCTGTTTTACAGCATCCTTGAGTTCCTCGTTAGCCTTTTTCTGCCCATTGAGCTCATTGCGAAGATCCTTGTGGGTACGTTTAATCCGCTCCCCAACTTCTAAGAACTCGTCTAGGCTTCGCCATTTATCTTCGGGGCCCTTCCACTCTTCTTTTGGTACCCACCCTTGTTCTCGGGCATCAAGTTCTCGCGGGTCAGGCTGAACGTCGTCCACCGACTCCGGCGCTTGTGTATCTGGACTTTCATCTTCAATAGGCGTTGTGTCTTCCGCTTCATTAGTCATACCGACCTCTCTATCGCTGCTACATCCTCATCGTTATAAATACGCAAGTTCTTGTTCTCATCACCAGGTATTTCAAACCCACCATACTTAGCAACCAACAACATATCACCCACTTCAGGGCGATGGTGCGCTTCGTACGTAGTGAACGATTCAGGACCCATAGCGATAAGCTTGGCTCTAACTTGCGCGTTCTGTTCTGACTTAACCGTCTGTTTCGGTTTAGCAATAATCCCGTAACTTTCTTCTACAGGAACAAATTCAACCAAAATGCGGTACCCAACGGGCTCATAGGTGATCTGACTCATTATCCTTAACCTCCAAAATATCCGACACACTTTCTTTAGAAACCATATCCATAAACGCTTGCGCACGATTAGCAAAAGCCACCGTCCTAATACCCAACAGGTTAGCTGTGGAGTCTTCAGGAACTTCCAAAGAAGCTTCTCTGCAATACGCAATTTCCTCACCCATTTTACGGCGTAACTGCTCAGTTACCGGGTGATACCACCACGCTTCAAACTCTGACTTATTTATCATTCTGACCTCCTACGTTAGACCTATTTTGTGCTGCTTGCTGTTCCGCCGTATACGCAGCTATTTGCGTACCAGCTTCTTCTGCCTCTGCTTTGGCTAAGTCGTTAATGCCCTTGGTAATAGCGGCGCCACGCTTAGTCTCAGCATCGAACTCTTTAATCTCCAGCTCACGATCCTTCTGTTGTAGCTGCTTCTCCTGAATTTGTAATGACTCTGCGTAACGCTGAAGTTCCTCAGCCATTTGCTGCTGCTCAGGTGAGGGCTGGTTAGGATCTTGCGGTGGGATGATCTGGTCGATATCTTCCTGGTTAAACTGAAGCGCTTTTAAATACATCCTTCCGAGGACACGCATGTTAGCACCAACCGCAGGGCCAGCTTCCAAAGCAGCTCTAGCCTTGGTTAACCGCTCCACTTGAGAGCTAATAACAGGATCAGCAACAGGAAAGACATCAACGGCTCGTAGATCATAATCAGTCTTCGCTACAGCAGCTTCATCATCAAGGATGGTAAAATAAACCTCATCGGGAAGGTATCGACTGTTAAGAATAAATAACGCCTTAAATTCTTTCCGAAGCTGCCTAAAAATACGTTTGTATATCGCATTAAGCACCTTCATACCTTGCTCAAGCACTGCTAACGCTTCAGCAGCAGTCGTGTTACTCCCCGATACTTGCCCACTCATGGCCTCGCTCATAGAAATGAGCTTCTCTGAGCCCTGAATTAAGAATTGGAGTAAATTAAACAGCACCATACTCGGTTCTTTCGCAGGTATCGGTACAATGTTGTTCTTAATATCCACACCAGATGCGTTCGCCTGAGTCCACTTCCCAGGGCGTATTTGAAGCCTTCCTCCAGGCAACCGAGCACCTTTACCAAAGACACCACCAGGGCTATTCGCCAATGTGCCAGCATCAAGTAACTGGTTCAGCAAGCTGTTAATCGTGCTGTTGGTGTGTAGGAGTAGGTAAATATACCCATACGACCAAAACTTCCCTTCAAAATTCGGGATAAAGTGATAATCCGTGTAATGGCTAAATGCGTCAATCTTAACGATCTCAGCCTTTTCGTTGATCCTAACATCGGCAGCCTCAAATCGCGCCACAATACGCGCCACAACCCCTGAGTCCTTATGTACCGTCACCACATACGGCTCTTTGTACCCATCGTTATCCAAATCAAACCAGCAATGCTGCTCAAGGAATAATTCACCAGGGTCGTCATCAGGTTCTGCGCCTGCGCTATCGCCCATATAGTCCTTGTCGAGAAATAACTCCGCTGCGATCCGCTCGTGAATGTCGTTTTTAAATAGCATTATTTCGTCGGTGACGGTAGCTTTCTCCAAGCACTCAGCATCGGCGTTGATCGTGATACAAGTGGGAGGCCGTAAAATAGAGCAGTTTTTCCCTCGAAGTGGGTCATAATAATGCTTCTTAAATGCGGTACCACACACGCTGAGGACCACAAGTAGTTTATCCAACGACGCTTCCCACTCAGAATCTTCATGTAGAAGTTGGTAGCTCATGTGCTGGCTAACACGCTCAGCTTTTTCTACTTTTTCTTGCGTTTTCTTCCCGGCAACCCGTGTTTTTACGATAGTGTGATCCCGAACAATCTCAGGATAAGCTCTTGCGTTAAATTGAAGTACCGCAGTAGCAATAAGCGGGTAGTGCACGTTACTAGCCCCAGGCCAAGGAGTTGTCTTTTTCCCCATAACGTGCTGAGTTATCTTCATACCTTTTTCATACTGATCACGCCACTCAGACATAGAGTTATAATCGATAAGGTACACTTCTTTGACGTGGTTACCTACCTTAACCAATGTTTCATCGTCGAGCTGCGTTGCGATGTTATCCAACTCAGTCCATGCTAAGAGCTCGTTTATGCTGCGCTTTTTCATTTTAATATCCTGTTATATCGTCGCCTTCGCGTTTAACGTCGTCAAAATCTTCTGCTACCATAGGTTTCGGCATTGCTATGTGCCTGGTGTGAAATAGGTATCTAAGGCAGTCACAGCAATGGTCGTTCTCCTTCACAATCTTACCTTTCTCGTCCCTACGATATATTCGGTACTCTTCTAGCAAAGGAGTGCATGTATTGAAAACCTTGAGTACCCCGCTTTGTAGAGCCTGAAAAACTTCGTATATACCTGCCTCTACCGCGTTGTTTGCTTTACATAAGTCCAACCCAAAATCAAAGTACATCTGCCACAAACTTTCTCCGTCGCGCTGCCCTCTACCTCTGGCCGCAGGATCAATGGCTATTGGTATCCAATCCCCTCTTGCTTTTATCGCGTGTGCGTGTACCGATGGCTCCGCGTGCCCCTTCTTGTACGTATCATATACGTACATCACACCTGTCTCAGGGTCAAGTGCTCCAAATACTGCCGCAGTGCAATTCCACCCGACATCCATACCTATGGCTTTGTGGTAGTA